AGGGTCTACGCCAGTTCCTCAGCAAATGAGGAAGGAGATGGGGGCATCGTGGGGGTTTTCTGCCCCTGCTGTTTCTTCTTCAGCGGTTCTTGTGGAAAGGTCCACGGTTGAGCAGTTGAAGAATCTTTTGAGTGCTATTTCGTCGACGTTTCGGGATCATGGTATGTTCGACCTTGCCGCTCAAGCGGATGATGTCGCAGCCCTACTCTAAGGAACATTTGTGCCGATCATTTGTACTAAGTCGGAGTCGTCGTATGTCGCTGGATGCAGGTGCGACGATTGCCGAGAAGCACACACCTCTGAAGAACGGAAACGGCGCCACAGCCGTCAACCCATTCACCAATCCGAGCCCGACACTTTGACCCGAGCGCAACTGTACAGGGCTCGTGGTTGGGACGACTAATCGCCAATGTTTTCATGCCTGCCCCCAGCGGAACTCTTCCCGCAGTTTCAAAAACCAGCGCCCCAGATCGAACGTGGTTGCCTCCTGGTTGGCTTCCGATAGTTTCGCCACGGCTCGCTTCTCCCCTGCAGACAAGCGGTCTGATTCGTCGCTGTCTAAATCGTGCCTAGCCAACGTGTCTGCTATCCCGACAGCCATGACAGCCATGCGTTGCACAAAGCGCGGGTGATCCATGCCGCCTGGGCCGTCGTACTCGTTTCGCAACTGAAGTAAGTCAGCGGCCAATGCCCAGGTCACAGTAGACGGTTCCCTTATTTGGCATGCCCGAGCCCACGCCGCTGGGCTTTCCTCCCCTCGGAACTCTTCCGCCTCGAACCCTAGATACTCGGCCATGTCGGCGAGTTTGGTTGCCTTCACGATTCTTCTCTGCGTTTCATACGGGTTCACAAGATCAACCTGATCTTTGAACGCTTCTTCGTCAAATGGGTGATCGCTCCCGAAATGGCATCCACCTGGTCGTCGTGGCCTCCTTTGGGGAACTGGACGCATTCGTCTATCAGGGGTTTGTTCCAACGGGCTTTCACTAACCGGACGTTGCCCATTTCGCATGCCGAGGAGAACACCCTGGCTCTCTCCACCTTTGTTCCAGTTGAACGAACCCCCTTGAACGCGTAACCGACCAGGGCCCCTCGGGCGTAATAGTCGATGGTGTTCACGCCGCCGGAACCGGGTTCCTGCTCCATCCAAATCGGGACGCCGGTTCCGTCCATTTCCGCTGTTTTCTTCACTATCCGCTCCACGTCCGCTGGGGTGCCGCGCATCCGTTGAATATCTAAAACGTAGTAACGCCCACCGGATAGGCCGACTAGCGCACCGACTGTCCAATCGGGGTCCTTGCCTTTCGCCTCCGCCGTGGCAGCGAGATCCCAGAAACGCAGTTTTGTTACATCGTCAGGAGGGTGGTCCACGGTGTCGAACCAGTCCTGCTCGAACATGCCGCCCTTCTCAGTGACTTCCCAGTTGCCCTCCAAGAGGCGGGCGCGTTCCACGGCATCCAACTCTTGGAGGCTCTCCGTGTACGCCTCCTGGTCCAACGACGGGTTATCTGAAATGAGGGCAGGCATAAACTTTCTGTTGCCCTCCGAGTTGAGAAGGAACCTGTCGTACACCCATTCGTTGCCGCGACCGCCAGGATTCGACGCCGCCCTGACCCTGAGGGGGACATCAGCGAGAGTCATCCCGCAATCAGGGCAGGCCATCAACGATGGATCAGGGTTAGGTTTACGGACACGAGAAAACCCGACGTACAAGTACACCCTGTCGGTTCCCCACTGTGTCAACTCGTCCACGCCAACGAACTGGTAGGCAAACGACTGGAAGTTGTACCGGTCCTCGTCTCGTTCGCAGTGCCCCAAGGTGAGTGTCGCCCCAGACGGGAACGTCCACCGCTTGTTCGTAACGTTGTATGTGACGCCCTGATCTTTCAGCCACTCAGTAGTGCGGTCAATGAACCCATCGGGTCCTGATAGTTGCGGGAAAGTCTGCCGGAGCAGCAGGGCGCTGTACCCAGGAACGCACACGTATTGGAGGGCTGCTATTAGCAGCGTGTCTGTTTTCCCCCCACCGGCCGCTCCGCCGAACAGGGCTTCTCTAGTCGTCGTCCACGACAGGAACGCTTGCTGCTTCGGATGCGGGGCGTGGGGGAGGGTCAACGAGCACGGCTTCTTCCACTCCATCAGCGTCGCCAATTGGTCCCTCGTCGTCGTCACCGGTTTCTCCATCCCAGGCATCCAATACGTTCGATGGCAAGTCTCCTGCGTCCACAAGTGCTTCTAGAACCTTACGCTGCCGGTCACCGTCTAACTCGTTTGTGACGTTGACGTGGGCGTTGAGTTGCTGCACCGGGCCGCCGTGTGCCCCCGTGATTTCCAACCGAGTCGCCGGATCTGACCATCGCTCAGGGAATGCTTTCGCTAGGAACCGTTCCGCTGCACGCCAGTCGCCGTCCGCCGCCTCGGTGTACCAGCGAGCCACAAGGGTTGCTTCGGCCTGAGCGCGGGCATCATCCAACTGGTTTACGAAATCCAGGTACTCCTCCTGGATGGGGGTAAGGGAGATTCCCGATGCCCTGTCTTCCCTGGCGGCGTAACCTTTTTTGCGCCAGTCGTAGAACGTGAATTGTGAAATGCCAGCCGCCCTGTACGCCGTCTGCTGGTAGTTGCCTGCCGCTATGAGTTGCAGAAGGCGTTTGCGTTTCTTCTCAGATAGTTTGATCTTTGGGACGGGTTGATCAAAGTAGACGTAGCCTGGGGCTTCGTCTGTTTCGTCGCTCACTTGACTGCCACCCATCCAGCGAAATTCATCCACCGCCAGAAGCAGTCGATCTGGTTGAAGCCGTTGCCGCCGAATCCGCTGCCGTTGAGAAGGTTCTCGTTCCACCGCGCCAGCAACGGGTCGAGTACGCCCTCAAGGCTGAGGCGCTTTCGTTCGATTTGCTCGTCTGTGTAACCCATGGTCCTCTTGTGATCGTGGTAGATGCCGATCATGTCCTCGTCCAAGCGGTTCGTCGCCCCGATCACCTTTTCCACCAGCACGAGTCTTCCGCCTGGGCGGAGAACTCTGGCGAACTCGTCGATGATCCGTTGGCGGTGAACAACCGGAGTGAACTGAAGCGTCAACACGCAGAGTACCACATCAAATGACTCGTCCTCGAACACCAAGTGTTCCCGCAAATCCTGGTAGGCAAACTCGTACCTGTCGTCATCAACCAAGCGGGCTCTTTCCAGCATTGGTTCTGAAACGTCGATTCCGCATAGCCGTCGAATCGTGTGGCCGTTGCGTTTCGCGTATTGGTCCAAACCTATTAGAGCCAGCCCATTGGAGCAGCCTGCGTCGAGCACCGAATGAACGCCGACAGGGTCAACGCCGAGCGCCAACGCTGGGATTGCCATAGCGTTGACCGACTCTCGCATTTTGCGGTAATCGGGGATACTGCGTTCCAGCATGTCGTCAAAGACAGCGGCAACGTCTTCGTTGAATTCCCAGTCAGCCTCTGGTGCAACCGTGTCGCGCATAGGCGCAGTCTAGGGCAGCAGCGTCTTCCAAGGCTGGGAATCGTCCCGATTGGCGTCTCGGCAGTCGATTCCGTTTGCCTTGTACATCGATCGTGAAAACTTGTTGGACTCGATAGCGAAATACAAGGCGGGGTCCTCGCCGTGTTTCGGCATGATGTGCTTCTTCAGGTATCGGGCTTTCGCCTGGTGGGCCCTTAGGGCTCCCTTGCCAGATGGGTCCTTCCACGGGTTGAAACACACTTCGTTGGGTTGCCAACCCGTCAGGCTTTTGATGCGCTCCAGGGTCATGTCTTCGTACATGACCGACCGAGCGGTGCAAAGGATGACGTATTCGTGTTTGAGGAGGCTTACGAGCCACGACCTGTACTCTTCGACCTCCTGAACGAACTTTGACATGGGTCGGTGTTTCGGCATTTCCTTGAAGTTGCTTGATAGCGCAACATTCAAGTCCTGAAGGATGATTCGCCCAGATGGCCCGAATGCGATATCGCTCTTAGGTTCTGGCGCGAAAAGAGGCGTGTCCATGGCCCCAGTTTAGAGGGCCATCCCGAGTCGGCGGGCGAAGGCGTCGAGCGCCTGTTCTGATCGATC